TTCGACGATTCCTGCGACACCTCGAACATGTCGCCCCAAGCATTCTTCAGGGCGATCAGCGCGCCGCCAAGGGTGTCCCGGGCCGCCTTGGCGGACCCGCCGAACTGGACCTCGAGCTCCCGCAGGATGACGCCCTGGGCGCTGGCGATGTCGTTGAGCGCCATGAAGTCCTTGATCTGCTCTTTCTGCTGGGCCGACAGTTGGATGCCGACGCGCTGGAGCGCCGTCACGCCCTGGATGGGGTCGTTGAGCGCCTTGCCCACCTGGATGCTGGCGCTCTTCAGGTCCGGCACGCCGCCCGTGCTGGACGCCATGGCCGTGGCGAGGTTGAGCACCGCCTTGGTGGCCGCATCGAACGTGCCGCCCCGGATCTTCGTGAACGTCAGGAGCATCGACTGGGCGCTCATGACCGCTTCGTCGCCGAAGATGCTCACCTTCTGGAGCGCGGTGGCCATCTCCTGAAGCTGCCCCACGCTCCGGCCCGCGATGCCGCCCGTGCTCTTCACCACGGCGCCGAGCTGCGCCACCGCCCGCTGGCTCTCGATGCTGTTCTTGACGATCTGGCGCGCGATGGCGCCGAGCCCAATCACGGGGGCGAGGCGCATGGCGAGCGTGCCGAGCGCCTTGAGCCCCCGCTGCGTGCCGGTCAGGGCCTTGTCGACGCCCGAGTTGTCGCCGGTGATCTGGACGACCAGCCGCTCTAGGAGCATACGTCACCGCCCTTGCGCTTGAATACCGCCGCCCACGCCATGAGCGCGGCTTTCTGCTGCTCCGGGGTCTGACCCTCGTAGGGCTCCGCGTCGCCCACGTCGAAGAAGTCGCCGGCGGTCCACGTCCCGCCGCCCGGCCGCTTCACGCCCTGCGCCTTGTAGGTCACGGCCGCCAGGGTCCCGGCTCGCTCGTTCCACCGACGCTCCCGGGCCCTGCTTTCCTCCCGGTGCCGCTCCATCGCGGCCAGCATGATGCGCGGCGTGGCCGCCAGGAAATCGTCCTCGCTCCAGCCGAGCGTTACGGTCGCGCCCACACGCAGGTCCAGGAGGGTCAAGCGGCTGCCTCCCCCTGGACCGGAGGAGGGTCCGCCGCCTTCGGCTCCGGCATGGCGGGCGTGATCATGCCCGTGACCGTGGCCAGAAGCTCCGGCTCCTCCTCCATCCAGTCGCCCACGTCGTTGATGTCGAAGTCCACGGGCTGGGAGTTGCGCCGCGCACCCGAGAGCAGCGCGCCGTAGACCAGCGCACGCAGCACCCGGATGCTCGGCGCCTCCATGCCTTCGAGCAGGTTGGCGCCCGTCCGCTCCTCGACCACGCAGAGCGCGTTGTTGTCCACGCGCAGGTGGCGCACCTTGCCGGCCACCCGGACGGTCGCTTCCATCGCCTTACCGCTCATGGCCTACCTCCGATGTCAGGTGATGGTCCAGTCGCCGGTGGCCACGATGTTGATGTCCGCCTCGACCATCCCGTCCGACGCGGCCGCCGCGTCCGGCTGGAACGAAGAGACGAAGCCGTTGAACGCGACCGTGCCCGCGGAGTTCGGGAAGATGATCTTCCACGGCACGATGTCCTTCGACTGCGCCAGAGCGATGAGCTCGTCGTGCGAGGCGTCGGCCGGGTCCCAGTAGATGCGCGCCGGCATCTCGGACACCTCGGACAGCCCCTCGGGGAGCTTCTCCTTCACCGTCGTCATGTCGTGGTCGGCGAGGACAATGGTCCCGGTGGTATATCCGGGAGGCGTGACGGTCTGGACCTGGGCGACGGTCGTGTAGTAGCCGTAATCGTCGCCGATCTGCAGGAGCGTCCCGTGTGCTGGCCTTCTGCTCATGTCAGTTCTCCGCGTGGGTGGAACGGTGAGCCGCGCGGACATCCGCGACGGTGTAGCCTCCGGACCTTCCGGAGGGTGTGCAACCTGCGAGCGAGCGAGCCGTCAGGCCGAGCGAGATGGCGAGTTCGGCGGCCTCGTCGGAGGCGAAGTCCACGCCGGCCAGAACGCCGGGCACGTCCTCGGCTCCGCCTGGGTGCCGCTCCCGGGCGTGCAGGACCATGGCCCCGCGGTCCAGGGTGGCGTAGGGGCAGAGCAGGCAGACGTAGTTCGGCCTGTGCTTCCAGCGTCCGACCTTCCAGCGCTTCGTCATACGGCCTCCTGTGTGCGGACCCGGTAGCGCATGACGCCGTGACGCCAGCGCTCGCCGGGTTCCTGTTCGTCCTCGGACAACTCCACGAACTCGCGCGTGACGCGAACCGAACCGCCGCCCGTGAGGTAGAGCGTCACCTGGTGCAGCCGGTCGTTCACGTCGGCCATGAGTTCCTTGACCTCTTTCGATCCCGCGGCCCGGCTCCAGACGTGGAGCATCATCGTCTCGGACGTGGCCAGGTCGCTGTGATCATCGTCCGGAACCTCCGTCATGGCGCCGAGGACGATGTAGGGCGTGGTGTCGTCCGGCGGCACCTCGTCGTAGACCGGAAGCGCCGGGGCCACCTTGAGCGCGGCATAGACCGCCTTCTGGATCGGCCAGGAGATCACTTGGAGGCCACCTCCTGATGCGCCTTCATGATGGCGCGGGCGATGCGTGGGACGATCTTCGGGCGCTCTTCCTCGAAGGCCGGGAACAGGTAGGGCCGCTCGGGCGTGCCCTCTCGGGAGATCTTGCGGGCGATCAGGAACGCGACGGCCCGGTCCTCCGCGTCGGTCGCGGCCCTGCCGCCCACGCGACGGTGGCTCTTGATGCTGTAGGAGCCGGCCAGCTTCTTCCTGCGCACCCACGCCTGGATCGGNGCGAGCGGCGGCCAGTGTGGCCGGGCCCCGAACTCAACAGACTTGGCGATGACTTCGAGCGTGCCCTCGCCGCCCATGACGCCCGCGACGGCCGACAGGTTATCGGCGCTCATCTCGTGCGTGATGTGATTGCGGAGTGTGCCACGGTCCACCGGAACCCGCCGCTTCGCGCCGTTCTGGACGTTGAGCGCGGCCGTCTTGATGGCGACGCCCACGGCCTTCTTCTCAGCCGGGTTGAGTTGGCCGAGCTTCCAGCGGAGCCGGTCGAGGTTCGTGATGGTCACGCTCACGGGGCGTCTCCGAAAAGCTCCAGCGCCTTGCGGGCGAGGGCGCATTCTTCGCTTTCGCCACGCCACGGTTCCTCCGGAGCGTTGGCGACGATGGCGCGCAGCACTTCCCGGTAGACCTCGAGACGCAACTGGTCCGAGTCCATCATGATCCGCACGATCAGCCGCCGCTCCACGTCGCTCACCGCTCCTCCCTCGCCAGAAACTCCATGTACGTCTCCATCTCGTCCGTGTCCGTCGGTGGGCCAACGAGGGAGAGCGTCCGGCCCTTGAACTGCACCCGCATCTCGCCCGTCAACGTCGCCGAGTACCGGACGGTGACCCGGTGCGTGATGTCCCCGTGCGACTGCATGGCCCGCACGCGCTCGCTTGAGCTGATGGGCCGGACCTGACCCCACACCGTACCGTTCGGCACGTCCTGCCACGCCTCGGTGTAGCCCCCGCCGCCGTCATCCGTGCGGACGACGCGCTGGACCGTGAGCCGATGCCGGAGACGCCCGGGATCCATCGTCACACCTTCGGCGCGCGGTGGGAAGCAATCACGGACTCCACACCTGCGGGCAGGGGCGTGGCCCCCGCCTCGGACACGGGAAGCCGGTGCTCGTACCAGAGCGTGACGAGTTGGCGCACGGCCTGGCGGATGTCGTGGGGCTCGGCGCCCTCTGCCCACCCGCGCGTGTACGTCACGGCGTACTCGTAGCCCTTGGCCCACTGGTAGCCGTCCGTGCGGATCAGCTTNGTCCCGCGCGCCACGACGCCNNCCGTGATGTCCTCGCCGGTCGTGCCGGGGTAGGCCGCNTCNGTGACCGTCGCGACCGCACCAGACGGGCCCGAGAGGTAGAGCGTCTGCCCGCCCTTGCCCACGAGGTACTCGGTGCGCTCCTCCTCGCCGCCGAAATACTTGCCCGTGCGCCGCTCCATGAGCGCGACGGCGCCCTGCTCCAGGGCGGTGATGTAGGCATCGTCCTCGGACGCGGGATTCTTGAGCGCGGTGCGGAGTTCCTCCAGAGCGATCATGGTCCCCCCTACTTCTTCTTGCGCTTGATGTCCACCACGTCCTCCTTCGCCTCGCCCGGCTTCTCCTCAACGGCCTCGGTCACGAGGTCGTAGGCGGCCATCACGCGGCGTACCGCACCCGGCAGCCAGGCGACGCCACCGCCGAAGATCCGCGCCTTGAGCACCTCGTAGTGCGCGTCCTCCAGCCGGATCTCCGTCACGCCCTTCTTCGGGACGCGCCGGGAGATCGTCTGGCCAGCCTCGGTCAGCGTCTCCTCATCGCTCACGGCTTCGAGCGCATCCTGGAGCTTGCCGAGCGAGCGGGCGCTGGCGTGGTCCTTCGCGCCCTCGCCCTGGAACGTGGCGGTGTGGAAGATGCCGAACACGCTCTCGGCTTCCTTCGCGTCCGTCGGTAGTGCGATGACTCTCACGGTGCGTCTCCTGAGTTGGCGTCTGAGGGTGCGGGTGAGGCTCATGCGTTGGGCACGCGGACGAAGCGATAGCCCGCGCCCGCAGAGTCATTGGCTCCGGCAGTCTGGAGGCCGAGGTTTGTGGTGAGCGCAGCACAGGCGAAAGTCCCCTGTATGACTGTCGCTACCGATGCAATCCCCGTTCGGGTGAACTCTATCGCGTTGAGGCCATTCGTGAGGGTGTCGTTCAGTACCCGCAGTCGGTATACGCCCGCGCCGACTGCGGAGCCTAGTTGCCACGCCCAAATCTTCGCGTCTACGGCCTGGTCGGTCGCATTGAACTTGCACGCAACCACGTTCGCTCCCGAGAACGTCAGGCTTGCGTCTCCCACGCCGTTCCCTACCGTCACATCACCGGCGACATAGAGACCCCCACTGAGCCCCATCTGGGTAGTGGAGAATTGGTACATGTAATTGTTGGCGGTCTTGAAGCGCGCCGCAGTGATGTATCCGCTTGCGTCAATTTCAGAGATCAGCAGGTCCGCGCCGTTATATACCTTCAGGGCCGCACCCGATGTCTTGAGCACGATGCTCGGTTCAAGTCCGACATCGGAGTTGATGCCTAGCATATACGTGGTGTGCCCAGCTATCACCCCTGGGATCGGATCACCTAGCGCGCCATTGATGGTGATCTGTCCGTTCGTCATAAGTCCGGGAACATCTTCGCTGAACATCGTCAGGTACTTAGTCCCCGTCGACCCCCTCCCCTGTCTACGCCATAAATCTTGAGCGTACCCGTATTTCCCAGATTCACCACCCCGCTCGTGGCGGAGAGCGTCGTGAACGCCCCCGTAGCCGGGGTACCTGCGCCGACCGTGCCGTTGAGGGCGCCAGCGAAGCCAGCCGAGCCGGTGACGAGCCCACCGAACAGCACGCCACCCGTCCCCGTCTTGAGCGCGTAGTTCGTCGCGCCGCCCGCGACGTTGCCGATTTCGAGGCCGGTACACGTGACGCCCGTATAGGCCCCGGGCGTGAACGTCGGCGCGATGTGCGCCCCACGCAGCACGTCGTTGTTCGCGGCGGCGATCAGCGTGCCGTGGACGTAGAGGTTCCGGGCTACTGCGGCGGCGGCCGTGACGTTGCCGCGAACGTCTACGAGGCCGAACAGGTCAGCCGCCTTTCCTGCTCCACTCGCGTAGAGCCCGATGCCGGTCGCCCCGGTTCCATCGGCCTGAACGCCGATACCCGCCTGGCCCTGCACGCCGACAGCGGCGCCCATGGCGAACAGTCCGACGTCGGCTCCCGCAACGTTGATATAGGCGGCAGCAGTAGCGAAGCCCGCGCCTCCAACGCTCAGCGTGGACAACGGAGCGCCAGCGAACCCGATGCCAACCTTGGCCGGGAAGGTGAAGTCGCCAGCCGCGAACGCGCCTGCGGTGACCTCGGAGGCGGGATGCGTGTGAGCCGATGGGGCCCACGTCGCGGGCAGGCCCGAGACGATGTCGGCCCATGCGTGCGTGTGGGCGCTCGGCGTGAACGTCGCGGGGTAGCCGGTCAGGTCGGCCCACGGGACGCCAGACACGCGCACCCATGCGTTACCGTCAGAGCGGATGAACCCGCCCGCCGCGCCGTAGTCCTCCAGATAGGAGAGCGGAAGCGCGGGCGTGCCCTGGTTGATCAGGCCCCACGAGGCGTGGACGCCCGGCTCCTGGCCCGCCACGATGTCCGCAACGGCAATATAGGATGAGCCATTGTGCATCACCTTGTCGCCGCGCGCATAGGCGCCGTCCACCCACGGACCCTTCCACTGGTCCAGCATCCACGTGATGAGCGAATCGTACTGCGGGTCGTAGGGCGTGACGCCAGCGAGTCGGAGCACGGACAACTCGATGTCGGTGGACCCGGCGGGGAGCGTGAAGTCGAACGTTTCGGCCGGCGCGTTCAGCCCGCGCGGGAGCGTGCAGCGATAGACGCAGGACTGTTCGCCGATCTCGTTCGTCCAGAGCACGACGGAGAGCGCGCCGTATTCGTCCGTCGTGGCCTTCACGATGGCGGGCGGGAACTGCTCGGTGCCCGTGTAGCTGCCGGGGATGAGCTGGAAGAGGACTTCCGCGCCAGCCCATGCCTCGCCGTCGGGCGTAAGGATCGTGCTGACTACGTGCCTGGTGGCGATCATGCGGTCCGCTCCCGCAGCATGGTGCTGCTGATCTCCGGCGTGTAGGACAGCGACACCCAGCGGATGCCGAGCCGCTCAAGCGTTTCGGCGCCCTCGCGCAGCTTCGTCCAGTCGTCGCCGTGCACGAGGATGTCGGGCCGGAAGCGTTCGAGGTTCGCCGTCGGGTCCGTGGTGGCCTGGGGGACCACCGCGTCGATCCAGCGGAGGCGCTCCAGGTGGCGGATGCGGAGCTCCAGGTTCTCCGTGGGCATCAGGCCCTTGTACGCATGGCATCCTGCATCCGAGACGACGCCGACGATCAGCACATCACAGAGCGCCTTGGCCCGCCACAGGATGGAGAGGTGGCCCTGATGCAGGATATCCCAGACCCCGGGCACGTAGGCGATGCGCGGCGGAGCGGGCGGCCTTTGCGGCGGGGGCGGAGCCGGATAGACCGGAGCGTCGAATATGCTCACGCT